TTGCTTATGAACCATGTGAATAAGTATTACATGGAAGAGTTTGTTGACTTCTTTGAGTGTTGCGTCGTTGATAACAACTTTGTCATCTCGGACAAGTTTACCGTAATAACGTAGTGCATTACGAACTGCTTTAGTATTCATTAGGTTTGTCATGTGTTGTTCTCCGTTTGTACCGTAGCGATGCTTAGTTCGACGGTGTGTGGGTTTACCACGCTTTTACTGCGTCTTATCTCGAATTCGACTGCTTCGACTTGAAAGGCTCTGATAAGCGAAGCCATAGTCCATAATGCTTCAACATCTTTTGTGTTGAATTCTAGTGTGTTGCGGGGTTGGTCATAATAATCCATGTGTTACTCCTTTGGTTAAGTGTTAAAAACATGTGGTTAACCTAAAGCACCACAAGGTTTGTATCGCAGATAGTTATGAATAGATGTCAGATGTTTTAAACTTGAATTCTTTATCAAGCAAACGTCTGAGTTGCGTTGTGCGAGTCAGGTGAGTGTGTCGGTTAGCCTCGTCACGAAACACGTTGGTAAACGCATTTTGCAGTGACCACGCATTGCGAGGTATGAACTCATCATGTTCTGGCGAACGCCACTGTTCACGTGTACGGTGAGCTTGTTTGAGCGTGACGATGTCTGCATTGACAGCATCCCAGATGATTGCATCACCAAATGCGTTAGAGACGTAAGCGTTTTGCATGTTCTCAATCTCTTTCCATTGGTTTGCAAGTTTAGCTTGTGCTCGTTCTACAAGCTCTTTCATACGTTCGTATACCGTCGAGTATACGTTGAGAGTATGTCTAGCTTTAGCTAGGAACTCTGCATTGAACATTAGGTTTGAGCAGACTGTAGGTGCGTTACCAGCGCATAACCCGACAGGTATTACCTTGTCGTGACCGTTACGTAGACCAAGCATTGTTGCAAGGTCTTCGTTACCACCCGAGACTTGGAATAAACCGAAGTAACGTTTGTTGTCATGGTCAGTTAGGTGAGCCTCCTGAAGGATTCGCAATCCATTTTCCATAGCGATATGGCGAAGCATATCTACCAGTACGCTATGTGGTATAGGCACGTGAGTCCGTGTGCTAGGCGGAGTTTCCAACTGTGATAGTTGTTGAGAGTTAAGGCGGTTACCTTTACCCATTAGCATTTTATTAACGTCCACTAAGCGTGAACTGCGAACGTGCGTGTCGATGGACTGACCATCTGTGTGTGTTACGTATGTCATTGTATTACTCCTATATGTTAGTTTTATCTTGTTGGTAGTGTAACTCACCTTGAGCTACATCTAAATCTCTTTCAAGGTCTGGTAGATGTGGACTACCAGCACGAGTGAACCCTTTGAGTTTAGCACGTTTTGCAAACCCTTCAAGTGCGTCCATAAAATTGACATAGTAGTCACCGCTACAGTAACCATGTTCAGGACTGTTTTTGTACCCTGTGTGTACAACGTATTGCATGTAGTCGTTGGGTTTGTGACGTAGAACAATGTAATGGTCACGAGTACCACGCATGTCACCGTCGGTGATACGTTCTGACCACCACTCTGTTTGAATTATATGGTCAAGTGGATAAGTATTATTAAACATTTGACACCTCATCCATGAATTGTTCTGTGAAGATTTGGTAAGCGTCGTACCAAGTTTGTTCGGCTAGTTTAAGACCATGTGTTTTGTCAATGAATCTGTAGAACGCTAAGCATGGGCTGTATTTAGTGTTTGGGTCAATACCCAGTTTATCAGACATATGTATTAGGTGTAGCATTAGTTTAACATAAGTATTATTAAACATTATTATCTCCTTGTTTGTTGGTTACTGTTACAAAAGCCCTAAATAGGCACGGATATAAAAGACCCAACTTCTGTCGGAACCCGAATCGTAGATGCACCGCAAACTAATAAGATGTAGTTGAGTAGATGTGTTGACCGATAGGTGACCGAGCAATCATGTCAACAAAGGGCTACAGACTAGACTACTTAGGAGACCACTGTATCCTAAGTACTCGAAGGCTGTCCGTTTGTTTACATCAATTGCTTGCAACACATCGTAACGAGACTACACATACATTACTGCGGTGATAGTTTAGCGAAGCTGAGGGTCAGTGACTAGAAGTATGTGCAGTCGGCAATACTGCATGTGTGACAAGGGCGTACTAGGAGGCTTAAGTAACAACAAAGCGGAGCTACGACGAAGCGTAGTGGAGAAGTAGTGGAGCGACTTGTTCTCCGACGTACGACAAGGGCACTACAGACAGTTGCCAGCGATGCTCGAGGGACGAGAGTATGTCTTTGCCCGTGCTACCTTGGACATTTTGTATAGTAAGTAAGAAAGAAAGAAAATTATTAAGCGAAGCGCACGAAAAGAGCTGGGGCGATACCACTCGATAGCCCGAAGCAATCTGGGCGTGTGCCGAGACGCCTCGGCTTCGTAGGAGCGGTGCGTATGAGGAGCCAGTAGAGCGGATAGAGCGGAGCGAGAAGCTACAGATTGTCATCTGAGGAACGAAGATGTTACAAGATGTGCTTCGAGCGAAGCGACGAAATTTTTTAGGGCGGTGATAGTACGTCGTGATAGTATATCGAAAAAACATCAGCACAAAAGAAAACGCCCGCCCCGCTCAGAGCTCATTTTTCGCCGCGCTTTGGGCTGATTTGGCGATATTTTGCCTATTTTGGGGGAGTCTTAGGGCATTTTCATGCTAATTATGGGCGTATCGGGGGTATTTTTCGCCGAATGTTATACAAATAGCCCTTCAGATTTTTTTACCAAAACCAATCAAGGGAATATTGAAATAAAAACAGCGTAAAGCAAACCCACCCATAGGACTGCTTCGAGTACAACTAAGTGTTCCATTATGTCATATACTCCAGTTCGTACATTATTGTAAACTTACCTATAGGCGTTAAGCTACATATATTATATTCAATGTATTCAATAGCTTCACTATGCGACATACCACTGAATATAAAGTGTTTTAGGAGCTGTCCGTAGGCGTACACTAGACAGTTGTTGTGGCAGACACCTACGATACAGTCATCGAGACCATCAAGTATAACTGCACCTTCTTCTAGGTTTTCTTTGAGGGTTGCGAGGTCTATTGTTTGCATAAAAGGGGAGCCTTTTTACACCATACTCAGGGTCGTGTAGGGAGGAGTAACACACACACACAAAAAGAGTTATTCTATGTCTTCGCTGTCTTCATCTTCATCAGTCCACTGGATTTCCCAGCCTTCGTCAACAACATTCTCTCCTAAAATATCGATACCTCTGGTCACTAATCCATGAGCGGCATATCGGTCGTTTGTTCTCATCTGTAGTGTCATAGGGGCATCTGGAGTTACGGCTAGGATTACATAGTGAGTCATGTGTTCACCTAGGATTGCTTGGGCGTGTTCTATGGGTTTCATATACTGTACCTATTAGACACTTTGAGTGTCCCCTTTACTTTGTTCTGTAGATTATATTTATAATAATTAATAATAATCAATCCAGCATAATCTCAGATTAATCGTTAATTATCCATTATCATTGTTTTCTTAACTTTCACTCTGAGTTTTCCTAGTAAGAGTCCTCTGCCCTTCATATATACCTCTTTTCTGTAAGTACTTTAAAACCAAGTAGTTACAGAAGGCTTGCCTGTAGACTTATAATAAGCCTCTTTAAAGCGTTCTAATTCATCATTTATAGATTGTTCTCGTCTTGTTTTCATCTGTTCTTCGGCATCTTGAGCCATGTTTTCTACCCAGTAATTCACGGCGATACTCAGTGCATCTAGGCGGTCATCGTGAGCTATAGCACCTCTGTTTTTAGTTAAACGAGACATTTGATACATTAATTGATATTTAAGCTGGTGTTCAGGAGGGTATCCTTGAGCTGTTTCCCAGTCTTGTTTTATGACCTTGGGGTCTATAATGAGCCTGTGTTGATTCATAACAGGTTCTAGGGTGTCTATGATACGCTTCTCTTTTTGTGTATTATGGCGTACTTCTTCGATAGAACAGGGGTATATCTTATTTAGTATAGGTTTCAACAGTTGGTTGAACATACCGTCACCAAAGTTACTTTCTACAACGATGTAGTTTACTTTGTGTTCTTTAGCTTTCTTCGCAAGTGTCTCAAGGGTTTCTTCGGAGTAACCGCCTTGTAGACCGCCAGCGTCGGGAACAAACAGATTCCCGTTAAGCATTTTAACGATTGCGTATCCTGTTTCATCTTGTCCTCGTCCTGCTGGGTCAATACTCATTACTGACCCTGTGTAGGGTATCATAGAGCCTAAGCACTGCATAGGGCGATAAAATCTATCTCCAGACATTCCGACGTTAGGTACAGAGCTATCCCACTCTAAAGTAGGGCTTTGAGCCCACACAATCTTCTCAGGAGCGACTTCTGGGTCTATGTCCATAACAACTAGCTCAGAGAGCTTCAGAGGGTGTTTATCGCGGTCAGAGAGCCTAGAATCAAGCATGAACTGCATAGCGAACCCAGAGCGTCCATAGGAGGCTTCTCGTTCGGCTAAATCGATGTCTGAGAAGCGTAGGGGTTCTGTAGAGCGACCCTTGTTTTCCTCATTGACGCAAAAAGGGCTGAGGTTGCCGTTGTAGCGTCTTTCGTTTGTAGCTTGGTCAACATACTTACACGTCCATATTCGTGTCTTGTAGCCCCTCTCAGCGAGCTTAGAGTACACGGTATCTTCACACTGTGGTGTACCAAGGAAAAGGATGCGGCAATCGTCGTTTGGTTTAAGGATGGCGTCGAACTCTTTAATCTGTTCTGAGAGCTTATCTCGCATACCTTGTGTAGCACTGTTGTTGGGTACTTCTACGTCATCTGCCACGATTAGGTCTGCACGAGACCCTGTTAGCTGTGAGGTAATACCTAACGATTTAACAGACGGAGCGTGACTAGCTGGGGCTGGTGCGACGTCGAAACTGATTTTAGAGAACCTTTGTTTGTCTTGGGGCTTCAAGTGAGCCAACAAGGGCATCTCGTGGATTAGCCGTAGAGTAAATGTAGAGAAGTCATCAGCACGTGTTTTGGAGGCTGAGACTACAAGGATGTTTTTAGTGGGGTCTAATAACAATTGGTGGACAACAAACGCAGAGCAAATCCAAGATTTACCTACACCTCGAAACCCTTCGATGATGGCACGTTTGTCCCCACTCTGCATATACTCAGCGATTTCATACTGAATGGAAGTGGGTTCAGGAAGGTTAAGTTGCTTCCAGACGAGAAACAAGAAGTTCCTGAAGTCCTTTAACTGTTCCGGCACAGCCATAAATTACTTAGTATATTTTATGGCTGACTTAGCCTGTAGAGCTTTAAAGTCTTTTTGTTTATAAAGGAGCTGTAACTGTGTGTTTACAAATTCAGTTGCTTTCTTACCTTTTAACCCCTTTGATTCAGCGACTTTTCTAGCTGCACTAGCTTTACTGTCTACCATAGCACGTAGCTTTTTAGAAGCAGGTGTGTTTGCAGCCTCTGAAGCCTTAACGACAAAATCTTCAGCTGCTTTTTTACGAGAAGCTTCTTTTGCTGCTTTGTTTGTTTTAAGTCTTAACTTATCTCTGTCTGTTTTCATTTTATTTTCCTTTATAATTAGCCATTTCTGGAGCGGTTCTTAGTTTTCGATTGGATGCGGAGATTATTACGTCCGTTATTCATTGGGTTGCGGTCTTTGTGGTCAATGTCTTTACCAGCCAGCGCGGCTTTGCCGTACCTTTTAACAGCCAAACGACGTCCTTTATTACGTCCTGCTCGGCGTTTCTTTTGTTTCGCCTTGCTGTGGTAATTATCGTATTCCTTACGATAGTTTCGCATTAATCACTCCTTCCGCCCGTTTGATAACACGGTCGCTTTCATCATCGAAAGGAAGACCCGCCACCAGATTGGCTAAGGGGTTGTCAGGCTTCATAGCCGCGTGAATACCATTATCTTTGAGTAACTGTCGCGCCGCATTGAGGTCACTCGGAGTAGCCTCGCCGCTCTGGATGCGTCCAATAAACTCATCAATAAGCATATTCTGCAAACTGTGAAGTTTCTTATCCGTTTCTTTACTCATTTTTTATTGTTTATCTCCTTAGCTATGCGTACCACTAGGTACACTAAAGTTGTAACACCGACGGCTATACCGACGAGTTCATTGATTTCTCCAATCGTGAACGAACCGAGCATTCCGACTGTGCCTATAATTGGGGGTACGTGTTGGGAGTTCATTATTGATTTAGCCTTCTTTGCTCAAGTGTTGTTGTGTAAGCATTCCTTAGCTCACTAAATTCATTCAAAGTTAAACTTTTTGCTCTGCGGCGATAGCGACTCATTACCCGCTGTAGAGCTTTAACACGAGGGCTTTTAATACCGAGCGCATCATCACCTTCTAAGTTCATAGCTTGATACTCAGGTGTTTGTATTAGTTTTCTAAGTGCTTCTTTCTGAGTCATCCCGTCAATTTTTGTTGTCCCCGCTATCTCTACCATACGGTCGTAAGCTGTTTGTCCGCCTTCATTTTCGTATTTGTGCATATCAACACTACCTAAAATTTTATCAGAGGGCATACTAAAGCCGTGGCTGAGGTTTGCAAACTCGTGGTTTACAAGGTCAGTCGAAACTTCTTTACGATAAATAGGGTCAAGAACTCCCCGAATACCGCTGGTAGGCATTGTCATTACATCACCAAATATGTCACGCTTAGGCATTAAACGCTTATTTAAGTAAGGCGTACGTTTCATCATGTAATCAAGTGTACCACGTGTTTCACGTAAAATACGGTCTTCTTGGTAATTCATGGCGTGATTCATAACGTTAGGCATAAACCCTGCGGCAATATTACCAACAAACCGACTTCCGTTTTTCATCGGGTCTCTAAGAACTTGGAATAAGTTATCAATACCTTGTACGTAAGACTTGTTTGTAATGTTGTTTTGAAACGTTAGTGCTAACAAGGCAAACACGTTTGACGCTTGGTCGCCGTCTAACTCCCCACTTCGGCTTCCTTCGATTAGGTCAGCATAAATACCAATCATTGTAGCGAAGGGGTCAAGACGTTGGTAGCTATACCATGTATCACCAACACGAATAGAGTACTCTTGGTTCCCTGCGTTTTTCCACGCTTCTCTTTGTTCTTTATCGCGAGGACCGAATCCTGTGATAAATTCGGAGTTATTCATTGCGTAGAAGAAGCCTAGACTGGTCATACCAGCGGCGGTGGCTAATTGACCTTGTATTTCTGCAATCTCTCTACGGTCTCCTGAGTTTAATTTTTGCTGAAGCTCCATAGCTTTTCTTTCGCTTTGTCTTAACTCGCCGACACGTTTATAAGTTTTAAAATCTACTGCTTTTAGACCTGTACGCCCTAACGCAAACTTTAAGATATTAGCAGGGGTTCTTACAAACGGAACCACATAGGTCAGCAACGGGTTGTCATTGATAATTTTGGTAATCTCTTTCATACTCCCGTACTTAGCATCTTGTGTATGTGTGTTAATAAGTGTTGCTTGTTTAGCACCGTTAAGTATTGTTTCTTGTTCGGTCTCGCTGAAGCCGTCCATTTTAGAACGGTTTTCGTCCATATAGTTGTCAATGAATTTTCGGCGTTCTCCGTGCTTTAATCCTATGGTTCCGTACTTAGTAGACCGAGCTTTATCAGCTTCTATATTAGCTTCTCTGTAGAGTGCATCTTCGCTATACATTGCGCCTGTTTTAGTTACAGAAGCTTGGAATCGGTCTTCTACATATTTAGCTAAGTCTTCTCCACGTAATCCTTTTTCGTAGCCAGCAACTGAAAGTTCGGTACGAACGTAGTGTCTATAGTTAAGAGCTTTAAAGAACTCGTCGCCTGTTAATAGGAAACGGGACGGAAGACCTACCCACTCACCTAACCAATTAAATGCTTTACCCATTGTAGAGTCATCATCTAATCCAACATTTTTTGCGGTTATAGAACGTTGGTCAAAGTTTGTTTCAAGAAATGCGCGTCTATCTGGAATAGTTACCGCTTCATTTGTCGTCATTGTTTTACGCGCTAAGGTAAGGGCTTCTTGGAATGACTCAAAATAATACGTTAAATTCATATTGGCTCTAACAAGGTTCGTATCTCCTCGCATTGCCGCCCCTACAATTACTTCTGCTTGTCGAATACCTTGAGTTAAAAAGTTACCCATTATGTTTACAAGCTGTGTAGAAGGCGCAGAGAGTAGTGAGTTAAGCCAGTACTCTTTAACCATATCCGCGCTGTTGTGTAAGCGTTGTTTAGCATTTAGTTTATTCATGCCTTTTAGCATGTGTTGCATATCTTGAGCATTCGTAGCGGCAATAAGAATGTTTACCATTTTATCTTCGTTTATAGAACCTGTCATGCGGTCACGATATGACTCCATAGCTTCTTTTGTAGCTCGCTCAGGTCTATCAAAATCAAAACCTTGTCTTTTATCTTCAAGAGCTTTTGTACCTGCTAACCTACTGTGTCCCTTTTTATATAAGAAACGACGACTAAGTAATCCTAAAGAGTATTCACGACCAACCTCAGCCCACAACTGTTGAGCATCTGTAAGTTGTTCTAAGGCAATGAATAACTCAGTTCTAGCTTTTTCGACACCTCCGCTTCCTGTCTTAAGGTCTGCTTCTTTTACAGCTTTAAAGTTCTTAGCGGCTTCTGCCACATTCTCGGCGGCATACTCTTGAATCTCATATAAAGCATCCTGTCTTATACGAAACTCCGTAAGTTTTTCAGGGTCGTTTTTAAGTCTCTTAATAGCCGCTTCGACGCCGTTCACATCTCCACTATTTAAAATATCTATACGGTCTCTGGATATACCAACTAACTCGTCTGCTGTTGTACTCGGAAGTGTTCCTGCCTTCTTAGCTCTTGCTAACCGCTCCTCTGCAAGTGCTTTAGTAAACATTGCTCTTTCGCTTTGACTACGAAATCCTCGATAAGCACTCTTAATAGCTTGCTCGCCGCCTTCAATAAAATTACCAGCTTTGTCCAGTACTTTACGAACTGTAGTTAAAACGTCGTTGTAGAGGTCAGTTTCAAGTTTTTCTTCGCCCGTTTCTTTTGGTTTAGTGTCTGGTATCTCGTCTACCTCTTTGCCTCCAATACGCCCACCAATCGGTTCGTCAGCGTCAGGGTCAACGTAGGGGTTAGGGTCATCAGTGGGGTCAAGAGGTCGTGCTGAGTCCTCGGGCATTTCAGGTAAATCACGTTCTTCAGGTGGTCTTGCCAGCCCTCGTTCATCTAACGGGGTATCTGCGGGTATATTTGCAGATTCATCAAAATCGCCTTGGCGTCGTACGTCCATCTCAGGTGAGCCGTAGTCTCCACCCATTTCGTCCATTAGTGCGTCTTCTTCGGCTCGTTCCTTAGCGGCTTGTTCACGGGACACGTATTCTGTAGTTATCTCGTCTTCGGTTAGGTCGGAATCTTTCAAAGCTTTTTCTTGAGCCTCGACTTTAGTCATTCCTTTAGCCATATTTTTGTTTCGGTTCTTAATAAGTTTTATACCTTTAACAAACGGAACAGCAATGGCTCCGATACCAGCTTCAACAAATAACCCTTCTAATACGTTCTTTAAACGACCTTCTACCTGTGTGTCCTTTTCGTCCGCTTGTAAGAACTCGGTAACTGGGTTTTTTAGAGCAGGGAACTGTTGTATTAAGTCCGACAGTCTTTCTTCTTGTCCGTCAAACGCCAAGAAGTCGGTGGCGGTAGACGCCCCTAAACCTTTTAATACTGTCTGTGTTTTGGGTTTTAAACTTGAGACGGCTTTTAATTGGTTTGGTTTTAAGTGCGAACTTCCTTTTGCAATAAGCGAAGCCGCACCTTTAGTTTTAGCGTTGAGAGATGCAACTTTTCCAAGCTTACCCAGCCCACCCATGATAGGTACAAAACCAGTCATAAATTGAGTTGCACCTTCAACTAATCCTCCAACCATAGTTTCCGAGCGACCTAAGAAACGTTCGTTGTAGTCAGGTAAAGCATCGCCTACGACAGAGTCTGCAAGGTTGTAAATACTTTGTCCAAAGCCCTCAACACCTCTAGGGATAGCCAAAGCTAAGTCTTTTAATAGGGACGGTTTTTTACCTTCTTTTGCTGGGGAAGCTGATTTTAATGTGCCCTTAGCTATTTCGTTCGCTGTTTCGTCAAATATGCCCATATTATTGTTCTCTTATCTTTTTGAGGTTTTTGTGAAAATTAACTAGGTCTTTTGTTCCGATGTTTAATAATGCGGCTATTCGTTTTGTTGTATCTGCGTCTGCGTTTAGTCCTTCGATATACACTAAGTTAGCTGGGTTAAAGAAGTCAGGTTGTAACCTAAATCCACTAGAGTGTTGAAGTTCCCTTGTTTCGTTACCTCGCGCCGCTCCAGTTTCTAAAAGGGCAAGAGCTTCTTCAGCTGTGAACGCCTCTAACCGTAAAGTGTTTTCAACTGTTTCTGAGTTCTTTGATATAAAACTTTTTACGCGTCTATTGTAACCTTTCCTTTCTCTTAGATTACGTCCTTGATTGCGTTTAACTTCGTCTAACTCATTTATTAGATTGTTTCTAGTTTGCTCGTTTCTTAAGCTAATTTTATCGGCAATTTGATTATATTTATTACGTTCATTGTTTCTTTCAGTTTCATCTTCTATTTCAGCTATCGCGGCTCCGTAAGCATTCATAGTTTCTGTGTCACTAGCTTTAAGACGTTTTCTTCCTCGTCCACCGAGTTGAAGCACTTCTTGCAACTCATAGACCTTATGCTGTCCTCGGTCTTTAAAGAAGTCCCCACCCACTTCCTCGGCAATCTCTGTAACACTTTGAACCTGCGCGGAGATTTGGTTTTCTTTAGCTCGTTTTGAACGGTTTACGTAGCTATTCGTAGCTAGTGTTACCAAATTTTCTACAAAGGTATTGTCAGCTTTGTTTTGTAACTCCGCGTATTTTTTACCTTGTTCCTCTGGAGTCAGCTCCATATCTAGAACATCTTGTAACGCTTTTCGTGTACTAGTAACCCACTTTTGTCTTGCAGTATTAAATTCTTGGTGTCCTTCTAGGTTTATCGTGTACTCACCCGTTACGACGTCATATTCAAACGGAGGTTTGTCTCCACTACCTGCGGTGTCAAAAAATTCCCCAAGCTCTGGATGTGTGCTCCTAAAATTCTTTATCCCCTGCGCTACTGCTCTTTCTAGTAGCCCTGATGTTCGTCTTTCATCTAAACCACTTCGTTGTTGTATACGTAGGTAACGTTGGGACATGGCGTTATCTTGACCAAGCCGTTGGTCAGATAACCACAAACGCATCTTATTTTGTAGCTCAGTCGCGACGCCGTCTTGGTCTTTAATTTGTTTTTCTAATTTCTCTTCTGTTTCAATTATCCACTCATAAGCCTCTGAAACGTTACCTTTGTCATAATAACCATTTAGTTTAGCGGTATATTCTGTAACTAATTTATCGTGGTCTTTTGTTGCCTCTCTTTCTTGCTCTACCTCATAATTCTCAATCTTGTCTTCTATACTTTGCGCTATCTCTTGGTAGAGTAAAGTATCTCCAAACTTTTGATTACCAATTTTTATATCGGCTTCTGTTAAGGATTCTAAGAAGTCTTCCGCTTCATCTTGGTTTTCCGGCGGTATGAGGTCAAAGGCTGTTTTAATTACTGATTGTTGTTGTTCTACTCCTAACATACCAGTGTCTTTCCAGCTTT